GGCGGGTATCGGCTACCTTACGAACGCGCTCCGTGAAGCAGGCGTGAAATCCAAGACGCTCATCTGGCAGCCATCATTGGACCAGGTCATTGTTGCTCACGCAACGGTAGAGCAGGCAATCATCGGCAAGGACCTCGCTCACAGTAACCAGCCTGAACTAACCCAGCAGGTGCTCTCCTGTACCCGCCGAAAGATTGGCAACCGAGGAGGTTTCGGTTGGCAGGCTGCAGAGGGAGGTAGCGTCACGATGTTTGAAGCTGCCACGCTGGCTTACTGGGGCGCACGCGTAACCAAACGCAACCCCGCACGGAAACAAAGGATTAGCGTATGAGTGACTTCTTCCCTATCCCCGCCGATGGTGGGGATATTTTTACGCCCACCGAGTTGGCGCAGCTACGGCTCATGCGAGACCAGCTACAGGCCAAGCGCGCCAGGAACCGGGTGCGACAGAACTATTACGACCAGCGTGTAGGACTCAAAGATCTGGGTATCTCGATTCCTCCGCAGCTGCGGAATATCGATTCGGTGCTCGGGTGGCCTGCCAAGACCGTGGATGTGCTTGCTGACCGTATCCGATTTGAGAAGTTCATCTCGACTCATGAGAGCAATATCGACCCGTTTGGTTTGAATGAGTTGGTGGCGCAGAACGATTTTCAGGAGGTGTTCGCCCAGGCGGCATCCTCCGCTCTGATTAATTCGTGCGCGTTCATCACGGTCACTCAGGGCGATACTGAGGCGGGCGAGCCGGAGGTTCTTTGGCTGCCGCGTAGCGCTCACTGGGCTACTGGACTGTGGGATCAGCGCAAGCGCTCGCTCGCCGCCGGGTTGTCTGTGACTCGTACAGATACGGACGAGTTTGGGGACGTGACGGTGCGCGAGGTAACCGTGTACCTGCCGGATAAGACGGTGGTGCTCGGGTTCCCTGCGGCTGGTGAGCGTACTGAGGCGACCGCCGTTGTGCTGCCGAACCCAGTGGGGCGTCCTTTGATGGTTGCTCTGGTGGTGGGGGCTGACCTGCGCCGCCCGTTTGGGCGCTCGCGGATTACGCGGGCGGTCATGTCGCTCACGGATTCGGCGGTGCGTACGATTGTGCGTTCCGAGGTTGCGGCGGAGTTTTTCTCGACGCCGCAGCGCGCTATTTTGGGCGCGGACCCGGAGGCGTTGGAAGCGTCGAAGTGGGACGCAGTCATGTCGAAGATGCTCGCGATTAGTAGGGATGAGAACGGTGAGTTGCCGCAGATTCAGCAGTTCTCACAGATGTCGATGCAGCCGCATACTGAGCAGTTGCGGCAGTGGGCGGCGTTGCTGGCGGCGGAGTCGTCTATCCCGTTGGATGAGCTTGGTTTTCCTTCTGATAACCCTTCGAGTGATTCGGCGATTCAGTCGCAGCGTGACCCGTTGCGCCTGGCGGCGGAGCGCTGTATCAGGGGGTTCCAATCTGCGTTGCGTCAAGTGGCTGTGCTGACGGTGGCTTTGCAGCATGGGTGGGAAACCGCCCAGGAAGTAACAAATGTACAGGCGCACTTCGCGCCGACGGTGCATGTATCGGATGCGGCTGCGGCGGATGCTGTGCTGAAGCAGGTGCAGGTCATGCCGTGGCTCGCGGAGTCCGGCGTGGTGTTGGAGAAGCTCGGATACAGTGCGGCGACGGCGGAGCGGCTCATGAGTGATAAGCGGCGTGCCGAAGGCGTCCAGGCTCTTGGGTTCTATAAGCAGTACAAGGAACGCAAGGATGCTGAGAAGGCGCAGCGGCAGGAGCAGCTCGCGAAGCAACCGCTGGGTGAGTTTGAAGTAACAGAATAACGGAATGATGGCGAGGTACCCCCGGTATGGATATGCAGGATATTAGGTACCTCGCCGAAGGTTTGAACGGTATCGTGGCGGAAGCTACAGATCTGTTTGAGGCACGCATCAGGGAGCTTGTTGAGCAGGGTGCACCGTGGGAACTGGTGCGTGAAGAAGCACGCCGCATGTTCATCTCACTGGTGGACGGATACCGTGTGCAGGCTGAAGCTTCGGGGGAGGAATGGTACCGGTATCTGCGAGAGCTCGCTGTGGGGGAGGCTGCTGGGTTGCCTTCTGTTGAGGTGCCGCTAGTGGAGCGCAGAAAGCTGAGCTCTGCTGTCTGGTGGGCTTCGCAGTGGCTAGAAGAGCCGAACGTGGATGTGGAGCGTGCACTGGCGGTGTTATCCGAGCGGCTCGACCAGTTCATCAAGCATGCCGGGCGTGAGAAGATCACGCAGCTTGCGGTGGCAGATCCGGCAGCGAAGCGTTTCGGGCGTGTGCCGGTGGGCTCCACCTGCACCTGGTGCGAGATGCTTGCTTCGCGCGGGTTCGTCTACACTAGCCCTAAAAGCGCCGGTATGTTTATGCGGTTCCATTACAAGTGCGATTGCCAGGTGGTGCCCGGGTTTGAGGGCAAGAACCCGGTGGAGGGTTACGACCCTGGCGTGTATAAGGCTCGGTATGATGCGGCTGTTGAAGCGTTGCGTGCGGAGTCGAAGCCTGGAACACGCTTTGTTGATCGGGACGTGGCATTGCGGATGGGTGTAATGTTTCCCGAGGTGTACGGCCGTAAATCGGCGGCTCAGGTATGGGAGGGTGAGACTATCCCTCTTGGAGATGGTGTTGCTGCGCGTATGGCGGCAGAACACACCAAACAGGATGCTCGAGCATTACAGCGCTGGGCAGAAGGTAAACAGTCAGATGGGACACCGGATTATGTGCGGCTGCAGAAGGCGATTCTGGGTGAGGTTCCCTGGACTCCTGAGCTGAAGAAGTTTCGTCGTGAGCTGGATAGCGCAATTGACCGGTCGGTGGCTTTGGAGCCATTTACGGTCTCGCGGTGGGCTCCGTTGGAGACTTTCGGTGTGGGCAAGGTTCAGGAGTTGTACTCGCTTCGGGGTTCTTCCATAGAGCATAGACCGTATATCGCTACTGCTGATAAACCTAGTGGGGTAAAAACTGGCAGCGGACGAGTTCAGATGCGCGTGTATGTTCCTGCAGGGTCTGGGCTTGCGCCGGTATGGGAACACACAGAGAAATATCGGGGGCAGCGGGAAGTTCTGTTATTGCGCGGTGGTATGCTTGACATAGTAAAGGTCAGGCGTATGCCTGACGGTTCCCCGCTGATTTTTGCATATTATCAGGAGATTCCCCATGAGTAGCGAGATCGCAGAAGAAGCTTACGATTATCGTGAAGACCCTGAGTATTGGCGTGCTCCGTTCGATTTTACGAAGCCCACGTTTGATGTAAATACTCCGGAGGGGTGGATGCGTGCTGAGTTGAATGGGCGTTATTTTAATGCTCCGGCTGCGCGCCCCGGTGCCGAGTATGAGTGGGGTTTAGCAGAGATTAATCGTAGGTATGAAGCTAAGGAATTCCCCTTCGACGATAGCGAAGTAACCCTTTTGTATCGTGAGAAGGTTGCTAATGGTGAGTTGCCGGATGTTTATGCTGGCACTCCATACGATTTGGCGCTTCTGCCTTTCTAACGTAGTTTTCCCTTTCCGTCCGGGGTTTTGGACGGCATAACCGAATATAGAACGTATTTTTACAACACCACCCGTGTAGACGAGTTTTCGTCTGCGCCGGGTGGTGTTGGTGCTTAACGAAGCAAGGAGCAACCCTATGAGTGAGAACACCACTGCTGAGACGGCAGAAGTCTCCGAGCAGCCGCAGGTAACCCCCGCGGATGTCGCGGCGGCGCAGCACGAGCACATGGAGGACCCCGCGTTCCGCACCATCACCTCACAGCGCCAGCTTGACGCCATTATCGCCGAGCGACTCAAGCGTGAACGTGCAAAGTTTGCCGACTACGCCGACCTGCGCGAGAAGGCTGCCACCGTGGACGAGCTGACCACTCGCGCCGAGCAGGCAGAAGGGCGTCTAGCCGAGCTCGAGCACGCGGAGAAGGTGCGCGGATGGCGTGAAGCCGCCGCCACCGAGTACGGTGTTCCCGCTTCCGCCCTGCGCGGGGAGACGAAGAAGGAGCTAACCGAACACGCGGCGCTCCTGTCTGAGCTGCTCCACGGCGGTGCTACCGGTGGTGCGGCGGGTAACCGCACCGTCATCAAGACCGAGGGTGAAGGTGCGGGGCTTGCGCTCAATGGCGACCCGCTACTGGACAAGCTCAAGGGCGTCCTCGGCATCTAGCTAATCCTCTTCTAGGAAAGGAAAAACCGTTATGGCTATTACCGCCGCAACTAAGACCAGCAACCTCGCCGGGTTTATCCGCCCCGAGATTGCGCAGGCATACTTCGCAGAGGTTCAGAAGGCTTCTGTGGTGCAGTCTCTGGCACGTCAGGTGCCTCTCTCTGTCTCTGGTGAGGCTATCCCCGTACTGACTGAGAAGCCCACCGCCTCCTGGGTGGAAGAAGGCGCTAAGAAGCCCACCACCCAGGCGGGGCTGACCATGAAGACCATGACCCCGAAGAAGATTGCCGCCATCGCGGTGGTCTCCGCCGAGGTCGTCCGTGCGAACCCCGGTAACTACATGGAAGTCCTTCGTCAGGAGATCGCTGAGTCGTTTGCTCGCGCGTTCGACGATGCCGTTATTCACGGCACCTCGAACCCGTTCGGTGTTGGTACTAACCTCGCCTCCACCAGCAAGACTGTGAAGCTCGGTACTTCTCCCGCGAACAAGGGCGGTATCTTTGCCGACCTGAACTTGGGTCTGGATCTGCTGGTGAAGGACAAGAAGAAGCTCAACGGCTTCGTGTTCGATGACGTTGCAGAGCCGCTGTTTAACGCCTCGGTGGATGCTAACGGCCGCCCGCTGTTCGTGCCTGAGCCGACCGTGGCAACCGCTGCTGTGCGTTCCGGTACCGTGCTGGGTCGTCCCGCTTCGTTCGCTGATACCGTGGCGAACGGTACCGCTGCCGGTTCGGTGGTCGGTATCGGTGGTGACTTCTCGAAGGCGCTGTGGGGCACTGTGGGTGGCATCAACTTCGATGTGTCCACCGAGTCCACCGTGACGATTGGCAACCAGCTGGTCTCTCTGTGGGAGAACAACCTGGTCGCGATTCGCGCCGAGGCAGAGTTCGGTTGGCTGATCGAATCCAACGCCCACTTCGTGAAGTACACCCTCTAACCTGGGCTGGGAGGTGCGTGACCTGTGATGATGGATGATTTTCCCGAGGTCACCGTGGAGGCGTTGCGGGCGCGCTGGCCGGATATGCCGCCGGGCTCCGAAGAGCATGCTCGTGTCCTTCTTGAGGATGCGGGCGTACTCATCCGTGCGGCAGCGCCTGGCTGGTTCAACCTGCCGGCAGAGGCTATCACGATTGTGGCGTGCCGGATGGTCAAGCGCGCCATGGCTGCAGGGGCATTCGTGGAGGGCGCGTCATCTTTGACGCAGACGGCGGGGCCTTTTAACCAACAGGTTAGCTTCGCAAACCCGAACGGGGATTTGTACCTATCCCGGGCTGAGAAGAAGCTGCTCGGGGTCGGGTCGCAGCGCGCCACCACCATTGACCTATTCCCTGCCTCCGGTTGCGGGATGGGAGGTGAAGGGCATGGGGTGGCTCAAACCCCGGTTCACGGTTTCACACTCGGCCTGGACTGAAGAAACACCTGATAGTTGGGGTTCCCCTACTCGGGGCTGGAGTGCTGCGGTGCAGGTTGAAGTGTTTGGGTGGGCTTCACCGGGCGCGGATTCTGAGATTCGGGATACCGCGACCGGGGTTCGCCGTGACCTTGACCTGTACGCTCCAACCGGGTTCACCCGCCCCCGCGACCGGGTAACCGTGGACGGGGTGCTGTACGAGTGCGTCGGCTGGCCAGAAGACTACACGCACGGCCCCTTCGGCTTCGAGGCGGGTTACCGAATCAATCTCAAACGCGTGGAAGGATGACGACGAGTATGGGCAAGACGAAGGTGAAGCTGACGCTGGCGGGATTCTATGGGCTGCGCACCAGCCCGGAGATGCTTGCCGCCCTAAGCACGGAGGCGGCGAAGGTTCAGGCTC